ACGGCCACAGTTAGACCTGCTATGAAAGAAACGGTTATATCCGTCCTATGCGTTGATCTAACGGCTTTATCGTGTCTTTTAAGGGCTATGTATCTCTCAGCCCTCTCGTTTCTGTTGCGTGTTTTTAATGCTTCGATATTCTCTAGTCTCATTGTGTAACCTCTAATAGTTTTTTTAACTTGTTAATCTCAGACTGCCAGACCTTTTTTGCTCTATCGTTAGAATAGTAGTCGCGTTGTTTTTCGTGGTGTTTAATCTTCCGCTTTATGTCTGATATGCTCATGCTGTCACCTCATTTTTGTTTATATGTTTAAACCAGTCTTTAGCATCTTTTGTAGAGTTAGAAAGGCAACCTTCAAGAATCCATAGATCGCGTTCTTGATCACTATGCACCCACTCGCTTATCTCGCCTCCAGTATCAATGCGAAAACCTAAGCCTTCAAAGTTTCCCAAAAATAAAAAGCCTTCCGAGCCAGCCTCTATTTGCACTTCTAAACCGCGACCCGCATTGAGGCCAAACATTAATATCTCTAGTTTTTCTAACGTGTCAATTTTCATGCTGTAACCTCCAATGTAACTACGTAATCACCATTAGGTATTGAACCGATTCCTTTAGGCATAGACCAATCATATTTCTCACAATATGCAGTAGCTAGTGCCAAAGCGTTCTCTTTAGGGTCTAAAGCGTAGTTATAGCCAACGGTCATTGACCCTGCCTCAGTCCATGCCTTCCAACGTGATCCTTTAGTGTCGGTTGCTGATAAGTATTTAATTTGAATTGCTTTCATGTTGTGTTGCTCCAGTTTATTTTATTGGGTCTTACTACGCCCGAAGGCGTTTCGACTAATCCCCATTAGTCTCATCAGGTAAGTTATTTAATCTCCAAATATCCGTCTGCGGAAGCCCTCCCATCTTCACCCAAAAGGTAATAGACTTCCTTTCTGTCATGCTCTGGCATTAGCGCCATTATGGTATCAACCGCAAAATCTAAAGCAATATCTATAGAGTTAGCATTCATAAATTTACTGGTTGTTTTTGGCTCATCGTTTATATCAGTGCCAGCCATCATCATTAAAGTGTTAATGCTTGAAGCTATTTCAAAATGTGTCATGTTGTGTTACTCCTAGTTGTTTTAATGGGTCTCAATACACCCCTAAGGGTGTTTCATCTACTCCCCAGCAGAATCATCAGTTGAGTTTATCCCTCTACATAAAAGCCGTTAGCAATGTGTATAGGTTGCGGCCAAACTTCGGTATGTATTTCTTCAACAGCTTTTTCTAATTGCCTGAACTGTTGATCTGTATAGATGAATTGACCATCTACCGCTGAATATAACCAATTTCTATTTTTGATCAGATCATAAAAGTATTCATCATTTAACACTCGCAACCTTAATTCCTGATCACTGTATTTGGTTAAGTCTTCAATGCCTATCCAGTTTGTCATGTTGTATTACTCCTCTGTGTGTGGCATCTATTTTATCTATATATTAACAACTGTCAATAATGTATGCATCGTTTTTTAGATCGAATTCTTATAAGGATAGAGATTAAACTCACTTTTATTCATATAAAAGGGCCAAATAGGGTATAATTGGTTAAATAATGATCAATCTGGTTAAAAAATGATCAATTGAATCAATGGTGTAGGAATAAATAATATAGAGGATCAAACGATATGGCACGTCCCAAAGGAGCATTAGGCAAGAACAAAGCATTCTTACTGAATAGACTAAAGGATATGTACGGTAAAGACTTTGACCCCATCATGAAGGCGGCAGAGCAAGCCCACACACTCGACCAGTTGGCACAGGAAGACCCCACTGTGGCCAATCAGCGCGACTCTATAGCGTCATGGCTAAAAATAGCAGAGTATGTTGCTCCAAAACTCAAAGCCATAGAGCACAGTACAGGGGACACAGGACTCACAGTCAGCATACAACGCAAGAAGTATGACGGTGGAGCAAACGATTAGGACTGGATGGATATACAGTACCCCCCCCTCCGAAGGCGAGCGTTATGTGTATATATATGTCCCTCCCAAAAAAAAATTATGACAATACATAAGATAAGACCTGACGTAGAAGACCTCATAGAAGCTCATATAAGGCATTCTAAGGACTTTATTGTCATTTCTATAGGTGACCTAGGGGTTGAGGTAGGAAGTACGCTTAGAAGTGAATCTGAGGTGTTTTATCTTGAGTTAGCAAAAACACTTGTAATGAAGGATTGGTTAAGGGATGATGAAAGCGTGGAGAATTAAATGATAAGTCTTAATACGGATGAACCTGTAAGTGATGCTGATTACGAATTGATTGAAGCTTTTTGTATGGCTTTAATTGATAAAGACTTATACGCGATGAAAGAAGTTCTGTATGTGTTAGATGAGAAGATGTTTAGCGAGTGTGTTTGTTTAGAAGAAGAATGTATATGTGGTAGGTGGTAAGGAAGGTTGTAATATGGCGAAGAAAGGCACAAACATAATTCATAAGTTAGACAAAGAAACGAGAGATAGACACTTCCCTGAATACAATGGTGGTAAGGGTAGTCATGCTCGTAAGTCTACAGCGAGTAGTCGAGAAGTATTTAAATCTAATTACGATAAGATAGACTGGTCAAGATGAGAATTGAATACAACTTGATGCCACAAGGCCAAGTCCTGCAAGATTTCAATGATTGCCGCGCAAGAAACTCCTTTATCATGGGGCCGTTAGGTTCTGGTAAAACCGTCCAGTGTATTCTTAAACTGTTTGACCTCATGTGTGAACAAGCACCTGTTAAAGATAAGAAGCATAAGAACTATGGTGTACGTTTATCTAGGGTTATTGCCGCACGTAACACCTATTCTGAACTGTTCTCTACTACGATTAAAGACTGGCTAGAGATACATGGGGAGTTAGGTGACTTCAAACAAGGTAACAAGGAGCCTCCTACCCACTTCATACGATTTAAACTAGAAGATGGCACAAGGGTAGAGTGTGATGTTGTCTTTATTGCGTTCGACCGTCCTGAACACGTTAAGAAAGCTAGGGGTATACAGACTACATGGGTGTGGTTAAACGAGACTAAGGAACACGCTAAGGCTGTTTTAGATATGTTAGACCTTAGACATGGTAGATACCCCTCTAACAAGGAAGGTGCGCGTCCTACACATCATGGAATCATAGGAGATAGTAACGCCCCTGATGAAGACCATTGGTATTTTAAACTAGCAGAGATAGAACGACCTGATGACTGGGCATTCTACAGACAACAAGGAGGGGTACTAAAGGACGGTGAAAGCTGGATTATTAATAAAAATGCTGAGAACCTTACTAACCTTCCTGATGACTATTATAAAAGAGGACTTCAAGGGAAGACAGATGACTGGATTAAAGTTAATCTAGCGAATGAATACGGCTTTGTGTCTAACGGTAAACCTGTCCATCCTATGTATACTGATTCAGTACACTGTCAACACATGGAGTTTGAGCCTACTAAAGACCAACCTATTATTCTTGGCTTTGACTTTGGCCGTACTCCAGCGTGTGCCTTTATCCAAAGAACCTCTGTAGGGCGCTGGGTCTGCTTTGATGAAGTCGTGTTAACTGATTCTGGTGCTGTTGACTTTGCTCCTAGTCTTAAAAGATACATTGAAGAAGTCTATCCTGATCACACGTTTAAAGGATGGGGCGATCCCTCTGGTAACAATAAGAACCAGTCTAACTCTGAAACACCTTTCCAAATCATGCGAGCGGCAGGCATACCCTGTCAACCTACTGCGTCTAATGATCCTATGAAGCGTAGAGCGGCCCTAGAAGTTCCTATGAAAGAAATGTGCATGGATGGCAAGCCTAGATTTCTCGTCTTACCTAAAGCCTCTATGATCCGTAAAGGGTTACAAGGTGGTTTCTGCTACCGTAGAGTACAGACTACAGGGGAAAGATATACTGATGAGCCTGATAAAAACGAATATTCCCACCCTGTTGAGGCTTTGGAGTACGCATTACAAGGTGAGGGCGAGGGTCGTGCCGCATTA